CACACTACCGTTGTCGCGGGTGTCTGTGATTGTGAACAGGATTAGGTCATTAGCTTCATCAACCGACACAGTGACTGGCGACCCGCCAAAGGCATCCAGCGTCAACGGCCAGACGGTCGCCCCGCTTGTGTCATTTGTTGGCGCGTACCAAACACGGGCAGGTGTCAGACCGCTTGTCGATCCACGCACGGTGCCGACCCATGCGCCAGTAGAAAGGCGTTCGGCGTCAGGCTCAACCCCGTCTGTGATCGAACCAATAGGGAAGTCCACGGTGCTGAGGAAAATACCGTCGTCCAGAATATCCCGCAACTCGCGGAACTCTGCGCCCGTGTAGTCAGTACCGTGTGCGCCGAAGCGGATGCGATAGTCTCCGACACTTTGCATGTAAACAGTCATACCGTGCGCAAGTGTAAGACCTGTGCCCTCTTTGACTGTGATCAGGGTTTTCCACTCACTCTTTGGGAAGTTCAACGTAACATCGTTAAGCGTGACCGTTTCTGCCGTTACATTGCCGACGACCGAATTAAAGTTTGTACCCGTAATGACAATTACACGCTCGGCAAGGTTAATACTCTTAACGATGTAACCCCCACCCAGAGTGTTGATAATCACCCCACCAATCTCTACGCCCACGTCGGAAATATTCACCTCATCACCAACACGCACGTCCCAAGATTTACCGACCGGTAACTGGCATGTTACATCGGCGCTTGCCGCCGTAGATGTAAATGTAACTGTTTGATCCCGCCGCCACTCATAAGCACGACGATAGCGCAGCAGATGTTTTTCAGGATCATCCCCTTTGATCCGAACTATCGCAAACTGCATATAGCCATAGCTGCCCGCTGAAAAGCACGACACGGCGTCATTCTCCGCGCCTACATAGATCGGACCGTCATCCTCGAAGCGTACACCCTGCCGTGTCTTACGATATATATGCGGCAACGTACCCGCGCCGTAGTGGGTATCCCCATGATGGATAACAGCGCAAACCTCTATATCAAGTCCGCGACCAACAATGTGTGCGGTGCCTTGAGACCCAATCTGATAGGTGCTTGATCCGTCACTAATCTGTTTTCGTAAAAGGTCAAATGTCTGTGATGCGGGGTAAACCACATCGACGGTACTAGCATCACCCGCAGCGCCCACAACCTTCCAACCGCCGTTTTCAAAGGTAGGTACTGAAGGTACACTGGTGACGGAGTACACGTTACCCAATAGGTCAAAGCGCGCACGCGGTGCAACAGACCCCATTTCAGCAACAATTGCATCGTTTTCCGCTGTTGTGTTTTCTGCAACTAAACCGTAATTTGCAACATTGTTTGTTTTAATTACGTTTAATTGATTGTCTAAAAATTTAAAAGCATCAACAACACCTTGTCTTGACGGTTTTTTGTTCGGGTCAAATGGATCACCGATAATTGCGTTTTTTGCTGTATCGTATGCAGACATTTTAAATCGCCTCTATTTCTATTGTAAATTCAGGAAAGTTTTTAAAATTTCCGATGTTGTCTTGCGCTCGAATTGCAATGTTTGCGAATATTCCGGTAACTGTTGGTGTACCTGATACTATACCGGACGCGGAATTGATAGCTAAACCGTCCGGTAATCGCCCAAATGTGTCAGCAAAAAAGTAGGGCGATTGCCCGCCCGTCACATCAATATCAAACCCTACGTAGGGTGTACCCACCACACCGCTTGTAACAGGTGTTCCGGTTAGTACCAGTGTGCTTGTGTTGACTACCTGCACAGGGTCTAACCACGCGGACCCCGCGCCACCTGTTGATTTTCCACGCCACCGCAACCAATAATCAGCATTTTGAACCACACTACCGCTAAAAGCGTAATCATCTTTTGTTTGGACTTGCATGTTTATCCATCTATTTGCGTCCGGTGTTGTTCCCCCGATTGGTTTAATCTGTTGTTGAAATTCGTAAAACCAATCTTGTCTTTGTGATGGATTGTAGGATATTTCAATTCTATTGTTTTTAAACTCAACAACAACACCTGAAGGTAACGCGGGTGTTTGTAAACTTTGACTATCCGCGTTTACTGGTTTAGGTTTTTCCTCACCTGGTAAAAAATTCCATCTATCTGCGTTAATCGGGACGCAACCGAAGCCGATAAATGCACCATTGCTTTCAACTTCAGTAGGTGTAACAATTTCATAATCACCTGAAAAAGTGTTATCATATTGCAAATCAATTATGCGCTCTTGATTTGCGCGCAAACCGCGTAAACCTGTTGTTGGCATTAGTTTTTCTTCAGGTTGTGAACGTTTAGAAATTGATTTTGCAAGTTGCATTGCTTGTCTGTGATTTTGAATTGTGAGAATATCAACAACTAAATATTTTGGCGTTTCACCCTCAACATAGTAAAAAGGGTTTACATATGGTGCGCAAGGTTGCGTTGAATAATCCGCATCAGGGTCAATATAACGGACAATGACACCATGGGTTAAGCTTTCACCGTTTTGTGCTTCAACACTTTCCATAGCAACAATATCTCTGTTACGGTATAAATGTAAATTGGTTTGATAAAAGTAACCAACTCGCGGCCAACACTTGCCGTCATCATCAAAAACTAATTGAGCATCGCACGACATTAAAATCTGTTGTTCGCCAATATTTCTTTCTGTGCTTTCTGGGATTGAAATGTCGCATTGATATTGCGGTGCAAAACCACCATCAATGTCACTTTTATTTAAATCACAAATATTTGCCTGTTCTGCTATTCTATTCCAATTGATACTTTCAACAGATTTGTTTCTTCCGTAAGGGTGTGTTCTAAACCAAGCCCACAGCAATGCTGGATTGCGTGAAAATTTATAAGTGTTTTTGTTGTTTATAGTTTGCGTAATGTCGCGCGGATCAAAAATCTTATTCCATCGTCCAACAACCGAAAAAGAAGGCTCACCAATACCAACCGAACCGCGCCACTTTAAAACTTTGTATCTGTTTTCCGGTGAAATTGGTTTGATTTTAACAGCCGTATAAGTGACACCCGTTAACTTGTGGTCATCTGTCCAAACACCAGGAAATGCGGTTTTTAATGCTTCAATCGCTGGTGCAACTGGATTTAGCAATGTTGGTGTGCGTGTAAAAATTTGATAGTAATTAACTTTTGCACCTGTACCTGAATATATTTCACCACCATCAGTTAAACAAAATTCATCAGTTTCAACAAAACCATCTACATCAGTTGTTATTTCAATGTTGTCAAAATATTTTTTTTCAACAGAACCTAAAATACTGTCGCTGTGTGCTAAAACATACCAAAAATTCCCCTCACTATCGAATTCAGCAAAAATTACACCACCACCAACACGATTTATGCCAGCGTTTAACCATCTTTCCGGTTCTGAAATTCGGACGTTTACTGAAGCCGCCTCAATTGATGGTGCTTGTGGTTTCTTGACAAAAAGTGCAGTAATTAGCTGTAAACCAATTCCCAAAATCAAAGAACCGAAAGGAGACATTAAAAAAGCTGCAACACCTGCAAATGTTATCGAACCAATGGCCGCAACAACACCTGCACCAAAAGTCGCGCCCGCCGATGTAACAGCTAGAAAAATTGAAATTGGTTCAGCAAAAGCATAATTTGGAAATACTAAAAGAGCCGCTAAAATTGTCAAAAATCTAAGCAATTTCAACCCTCCAAATTCGCTTCACTTTGCAAATTTTGAATAGCAGGGAAACAACGCCGCGACTAGACCGAAAATGAACATCGTTTTGATTGTATATTCCAGCAACTTGAATTTTACCAAACTCAACTAAAACTAAATCACCATCTTCAGCATCATCAACAACACACAAATCAGTTTCATTGATGATATATTCAACACCACCATATGACGAAACATGTTGTAACGCTGATTTTTCATCTGTGAAAGTTTCTCTGAATTTTTTACCAAAGTCAGGATAACCACAGTCAATTAAATAATCAGCTAAGGACAATAAGCAGTCGTTTTGATTATCGTAACCGAATTTAGTTTGACGCCATTTTTTTAGAGTTTTTTCAACATTATTTATCATGGTATAATATATGTTCTATTAGCTAGTGCAGCAACATATTCGCAACCCCTGTCAACAGTAACACCCAATTGCTTTGCACGTTCAACCTGAATTGCATTTGCGTAAGTCCCGTTTGGTATTTCACTGCGTCCAAAATTACCATCTTTCGCAATAATGGAAGTTGTGTATTTTTTTACAAAGGCACCGTTTACAACCTCCATTTTTTCCGAAAAATTAGGGTGCATCATTTCATACTCTTTAAAAAATATGATTGGTGTTGATGGTCGCAAACCTTCGTCAACTTTAAAAATTGCACGGTATCCGGTTATTTTCCTTTTGTAAACTCGCCATCTATCTTGCTTGATTGCCTCATAATGTTGACTTGCCGGAATTCCAGGTGTGTCAATTAACTTCAAACCAAATGTTGCTTTAACGCTCGAACCATCGCGCCCGTCTTTAACAACTGGTGTTGTGTGATGATCAACACCACGCGCGTCAACAGTACCTAACCAGGTGTTACCGTCCGCAGTGTGTAGTTTCCCTTTACCCTGCCACAACCGCAGCGGATAACCGTCAAAATCATAAAACCACAACATTCGGACAACTGCGCGAATATCGGTCACGTCATCTTGTTCACCGATATATTCATTTAACAAATCATAAAATTCAGACATTACAAAATCACTTCGTCAAATATAATTCTATTTGGTCTTATATAACCAACATTTGAAGCATCGTAAGAATTGCGAATTTCAGAACCATTTGAAATCATGCCTGTGAAATAGGGACGCAGAAAAATCGTTTCATCAACCGCAACATCTTTTCGCAATGGTGGCTTTAATTTCACTTCAGCAATTGAACCGTTGTAATCAATATCATCAATTATATGCGCACTGTTACCAATTCCAATAACGTGACCAACTCGCAAAATTTCACCCAATGTTCCGGCGTTAATTGTCAGCATTATCGAACCCTCTAAAGCAACAGTTGACGCAATGACATAACCACCGTCATCATTCCAATTTTTACCATTATTCCAAGGTTGTTCGTTATCCCAAGGAACACCACCGCTATTGAACGGATATTTAAAGCCGGATGCATTTGCGATTTGTGGTGTTTGCGTCATTTGAATTTTGAAAATTTCACCGTTTGTTTTTGACATAATCCAGCTTGCAAACGGGGTTTCCCATTCCCGAACCTGCAAAGATGGTGTAACCTCTAACACAGATCGACCGCCTGGTTCTGGTGAATACATACGGGCACCACCGGACGTTAAACCACCGTCTGAATAAGCACCAGGTACATGAAACAATTGGCTTTCAATAGCCAATTGCGGAAAATTGAAAACCTTATGTGTAATAGTCATTACAATCCACCGTTTGTTTGATATTCATTCATCCAACCAACCATAGATTGTTTGACTTCTTCTTTTGTCGCTTCACCCGCCACCCGAACCGATGCAACAATGCGTTCTTCAGACACCGCCCCCTCCATTCTGTAAACATTGGTTATCTCAACACTGTTATTCACATTTGTCTGTTTTGGTTGCGTTTGGTTGCCGCCGTACATCTGGACGCCTAGGGAGCCGTTAGAGCCGCGTGTGAGAGGCATGATCGCTTCAGGGCCAGCCTCACCCATGACACCCAACGCACCACCCTGTGCGAAGGTAAACGGGGTTACCCTGTCCACTATGGAATTGGTGAAGCTTCCACCCTTTGCAAAGGGTGTTAAGCCGCTCGCGTCAAAGGCGTTACCCTTGGCGCTAAACAGCGCCCCGATACCTTTCAGGATACCACCAAAGAACCCACCACCGCTTGAACCACCGCCGATGTTTTCCAAGCTTTCAAGAATTGGTTTTACAACTAAAGCTTCATAAGCAATTTTAAGCAAGTCTTTCACAATTGATGATGCTAAATCACCAAAGCTTGCAGAGCCGCCCGTTGCAACATCAATAAATTTATCACCCAATGAGGACAACGCATTTTCCCCAACGGTTTTCATTTTAATTGCAACACTGTCAGTTTGACCGTTTACAATTTTCCCCCATTGTTCAGCCGTTCCACCTGTTGCAAGGAACGCTTTTTGAATTCGCTCTAAACTTGAAACAAATGTATCATTGTTGATAACACCGTTGTTTAAAGCGGTGTCAAGTGCGCTATATGCTGTTTTTGCTTGGTCAAAAGGTTCTGATATTGTGCCTAAATCTTTTGAAATTTGTTCAAGTTTGGTTAAAGCTTCCGTTGCACTTCCAGCCGCACCCGATGTTGAACTACCGCCGCCACCAGAAAGTTTTGAATTCAAATCACCAACGCTTGTAGACAGATCGACAACAGTACGCCGAGTTTTTGCGCCCGCTTTGTCCAAGTTACCAAAACCCAAAACCATGTTTCCAACTTCACCAGTTTCAACAGGCGCTAAACCAAAGCTAAATTTAGGTTTTTTTGGTGCGCTTTCAATTCCGGCGTTGGCGTTCAGAGTTGCGTTCAACTTTTCTGCAATACCCAATGTCACACCTAAATCATGCGCAAGAAAAGCAACGCTTGCGATTGCGCCACTAGCGTTCACATTACCTAATGTTACTCTTAGTTTTTCTGACAATTCTTTCGCTGTGTAAACTTTTCCATCAAACGTAACCATGCCATCAACAGCATTTGTAATCGCCGTTCTAATTCGTTCAACCTCACCTGTCATTGCTGCAAATTTTGAATTTGTTTCTGAAGTCAAATTGGTTAATGTTTTTTGATCATTCATCACACGAACTAAAAACTGTTCAGTTTCTTCATATGAAGCGCGTTGAATAGCTGATATTTTTTCAAGGTCAGTTCCATCTGGTGCAATGCTTCGTAAAGCATCTTGCGCCGTAATGCGTTGCAACTCTAAAGCCGCCATTTTATTGTCAACCAACGCTTGCGTTTCTTCACGCAGGGATTGAGCGTTTCGCAAGTGCGCTTCAGCTTCAGACAACTTAGCCAATGCCGCCGATTGCGTCATTGTGTTGCCTTGTCCCATCAAACCAAAAAGCTGATTTGCGTTGTTTATTTCATCACCCATCGCAAGAGCAACATTTTCTGTTGCTGTTGACAGGTTAACTTGTGCATCTGCCCAATCGTAAATAACGCCAAAGGAATTTTTAATTTTAGCAAAACCATCGGCAACAAAAACGATAAAATCAGCAAGCATTTCAAAAGCTGGAACTAGCACGCTCAACAACACATAACCCAAATCAGTTGCAACATTTGTAATTTTTTGAAGCGCCACCCCCAACCGATTGTCCAAACCAGAACGCACCGTTTCTAAAGCTTGATCAGTTGCACCAGCTTTGTTTTGCATTTTTTCCAAAATATCAACAAAGGCGTTTCCACCCTCACCAGCAAAAGCAAGAGCCGCGTTTAACGCTTCAACGGAACCAAACATAATTGACAATTTGTCAGCAGAGCCGCCCGTTTTTTCAATTACGTCTTGTAAGAAACCCGCCAAACCTTTGGAGCGTAAAGCGGTTGTTGAAAAATCTAAACCAAGTTCTTTTGCAAGTTTGCTTGCCTCACTTGTCGGTTTTGCAATACCAGAAAGAATTGCGCGCAAACTGGTTATTGCTGTTGATGTTGACAAGCCTTGCAAAGTAAGTGCCGCTGTACCAGCAACCAATTCATCAAATTCAACACCTAACGATGCAGCAATGGGAATGACGTTTCCCAACCCTGAAGCAAGTTCACCAATAGTAGTTTTACCCGCTTTCATGCCGACAAACAAAGCATCCGATGCACTGGACGCCAATAGACCGCTTGCAGCGTAAGCGTTTGTTGATGTTGTTAGAATGTCAACACCAGTTGCAACATCAGTGATGCCACCAATTGCAAGTTTGTTTGCCTGTGATACAATTGACATTGCTTTTTCTGTTGTATCTGCACCAGCCGACACAGCACCGTAAAATGCTTTCAATTGAAATGCTGCATTTGTTCCAAATTCATCAGCCATTGCGCGCGCTGCGTCTTGCATTTCACCAATCATTTTGGAACCTTGCGGTAATAGCGTAGAGAGTTCACCCAATGCTACTGATAATTCGCGCGCGCCCATAATCATGTTGGTAAATGCAAAACCTGCAATTGCACCTGTTACTAGACCAGCAAAACCACCCACAAGTGATTTAAGACCGCCGACTAATTTACTAAATGCACCGCCAAGCGACACACTACCGCCTGTAAGTTTGCCAAATGTTGAATTGGTTTTTTTGGTTTGACGCTCTAAACCATCTTGCGCTTTTTCAACTCTACCAGCCGTAGGAACCAACGCACCTAAAGCTTTGTCACCTTCTTTAAGGCTTTGTGTCGGTACGGAAAAACCAACCTCCGCAATTTCTGTTGCCATTTTTCCGCACCTTATTTTTTAGGTTCTGATTGCCTAACTCTGAAATCTTCGAGTTCCTTATTCATTTCTGAACAATAGGCTTCATCCATTTTGTGTAGAATATCGTATTCCCATGGGAATACAACGCTGTTAGTAAGCGTTTGCCAATCTAAGAATTGACCAGGTTCTAGGGGAGAACAGACACCCTCTTGAATACGCCGGAAACGGTCAGAAATTTCAAAATACAAATCAAAATAGTGAATTTCTGCAATGCTCAAATCATATGCGGGTGATTTGTCACCCTGCCCAAATTCTTCATTTCTAAATCGTCTGGTTTTTCCGTTTTCATCAAGTTGATCGTAGCGGACGCGAATAGAAACCGCGTCCGCTAGAGCCTGTTCTATTTGGTAAAAAAATCGCTTTCAAGTTCCAATTTTTCAACAACAAAATCTTTGATCCAAGATTTAGCGTTTAGAATTTCAGCTTTTGTTTTCGGTGTGCAGTCTGGTTTTTCACCTTTGTAAACCGCATCATACCAATCCCAACTGACAATAGCAGCGGACGCCATTGCAATCTCGTTTTCCTCAATTTCAACAGCTTTGATTGTTTTGCGGCGCGCTTGGCGTTGCAAATTTGCGTTTTGAATACCCCGCTTCAACCCCTTCATGCGGTTGTCGTTTACTGACATGAGAGTTAAACGAATTCCAACATCTTCACCAGTAGAAGGGTGCGGAACTTCATAAGTTTTTTCAATCGTTGCAATGTCATCAATTTCAACTGGTGTGCTTTTTGGTGTTTTTGTCATTTTATTTACCTTTGTGATGGTGATGAACCGCGCGAATTATCCCGCGCGGTGTAGTATTTTTAAATTATGCGGAGCGGGGAACTTTGATTTGTTTTTGCACCAAACCAAGGGTGTAAATTTCCAAGTCAAAATCTTCATTCCGCCCGTTTGGTGTTGTCGGTCCAGTGACCAGGCCACGGTTGTAAACAATTGTCGGTGTACCAGCAACAGGTGCATCATTTTTGACAATTTTGAAAGCACATTTACCTGTCAAATCAACAGCAGCAAGCAAAGCAATTTGACCAGCATCAAGCGGGTTTGCCGCAACTTCAATCGTTGGTGAACCCGCATCTGTCATACCTTTTGACTTTTGCACAACGTCATCGCCCCAAGTGTCATAAGTCAAAATGTTTGTTGCGGAACCTGTCTCACCTACATTGCCGACACCGCCAACTTCTGTCCAGAAAAGCGCCTCATATTCCGTAAGCGTTTGAAAATCGTTCAATTCAGCGGGTGTTTCCGAACCGTCCGCAGTTTCGACTGCAATCCAAAGTGTTGAGCCTGCATTAGTGTTCGCAAATGCTTGCGGCATTACAGCGAGTGAGAGAAGTGTTTTCATCATTGGTTTATTCCTATTCAGGTTGATAGCTTCTGTAAGACATTGTTGCCGGAAAAAGGTTTGCGCTTTCTTCAGGCAACATACCACCAACAACGGGTTTCTGATAAATTTGTAGTGATATTGTCGCACCGTGTAAAGGTGTTGTTTTTTTGAAGTGTGACGCAATTGAACCGATAACATCAAAAGGATCATACGCGCCTTGATTGTTTTTAGGCCAATTCAGGACAAGTCTGAAAATACCTTGGAACAATGTTTCATCACCCCAATAATTATCTTGATTGTTTGGAATGAAAACACACTCAACATATTTCATGTCATCAGGTGGAATGAAAGTTACACCAATAAATTCAATTGGTAAATTTGGTGCAATACTTTGAGCAACCGCCGCTTTGGTTTCATCTTGTAAAACTCGCAACACATCCGCATTTGTTAAATCTGTCATTTCAAACGTTGCCTTATTTTTGCAGCATTTGTCGCTACATTACTTTTCCAGTTTTGCACAGCAGCATCTAAATAACCGTCATAGGTGTTGCGCGCTCTTGCGTAATTTGCAGACCAACCGAAATAAATAGTCATTCCCAATTGCAGCGCCGCAAGCGATGTTACAACTGTTGACTTATCTTCGTCATACTTTGTTTCACCATCGCCGCGAATAGGTCCAGTTGGTAAACCGTTAAGCGACATTTGACCGGACGCGCGCAAAAACCCCGTATCAACTCGCATTTTGCCACCTTTTGCGACTGGTGTTTGCGCTTCGTCAACTAAGTCTTGTGTTGACATACGAGCGAGAACCAAAAGAGCATTTTGATTTTTCGCAACAATGCGTCCGACCTGTGCTGTCAATCGCTCAACCATCTAAACCACTCAACCAATCAATAACCGTTTTGCGTCTACATCGACAATTTACGGTTTGTTCCATGCTGGCACCCAATGACCTATCTTGCGGATACATCATTTTACTGTCATCCGGTGCAACAAATGGTTCACCAAATTTCACGCCATTACCTTTATATTTAGCATCCATCGCTAAATGATCGTCACGGGTGCGACCATCTTCCCCCGAACTATCCCACTCGCTTGTAGTGTTGTCGCGGTTAATAGCCCCAAGGTCATCAGCTTGCACCAACGCTTCCCATTCTGAAGCGTTCAAAGCCTCAATTGTCGCATCCCGCGCAAGAGTATCGCCGCGCAATTTTAGCAAATTATCCTTGTAACGTGTTGTCAGTTGTTCAACACGTTCACCGGAAACATCACCATCTTTGAACATTTTTTCAACAACGCTATCAAATCGTTTATCGCGCTTTTCTCTTGTGAAATAATTTCTGTCCAAGTTTGCTAAATCAACACGCATTGCCTCAACAGCTTTTCTTTGTGGTTCATTTAAACCGACAACACCACCAACACGCTTTTTTGCAACGCGGTCATAGCGCCCGATTAAATCAAGTGAAATTTCACGCGGGTTTTTACCTAACTCAACACCCGCAAAAATGTGGTTACGGACAACGGTTTTTGTACTTTCCGCAATCGTGTCAACAACCTGCACAGCCTGGTTGCGCACCCATTTTTCCGCCCTGCTGTTGCGCATGTCGAAACGGTAAACAGTCGGGCCAGCATTGGTATAAATCCGCTTGGGAAAGGTGCGACCTGTCTCTACGCCACCAGCTTCAAACACATCTTCCATTTTCTTGACCATAGGGCGCATAGCGGCTTGTGAGAAGCCCAACGCCTTGAAAGCTGCAAGAGGGTCGCCCAACTCAATCGCCCGCGTCACGTCGGCTAAAACAACAGCGTCAACAACATCTGCAATAGCATCCCGAAACGCTTTTGAAACTTGCGGTGTGTATAGGTCGATTAGTTCATCAAGGGTCATTCTTTAGCGCCTCAAAATAAACACGTATGCAACAGGTGTACCCGCAGCGGGTTTAGGTAACAACTGGTGAATTTTGTATGTTGAACCGTCTACACGCACATTGTCTTTGATGTTCGGAACATAAAGCGGATCAACAGGAGCAACAACCTGTAAATCACTTGCAACCGCCATACCGCTTTGGACGTATTTGAATTTCACACCGTTTGCGGTTGCGTTGATTGGAAAATTCTGAACAATAGGTTCACCAGGATCATCAGCAGGACCGTTACCCGCTATTTGCCTCACGTAGACAATTTCACCTTGTGCAAATTCACCACTCAACACATCTTGCACAACTTTTTGCATATCATCGTAAAATGGCATTTTGTTTGACTTTCTGTGTTGACACTGTTGTTAGGTTTGTTTAGTGGTTGTTTATCGAAATAGCAAACTTAAAAAAATTGGAAACATCATGA